CAATTTCACATTGAGTATCGTGACCCGTTTGACATACCACCACAGTACTAGTCGTTAGGGGGGAAACCCCCTGATGATAGTGACCATATCTATATGCAGGCGTCAAGCAGGAAAAACTCTCTCGTTATCAGCAATAAGTGTGTAAACCGACTACACGCTTTGGATATATCCATGCTTAGTAGGGCTATGCCCGTGTCGGTTGCTAAGCAATTTAATACTTTTCAATTATGGAGAACAAAAGTTTCTCAGAAAAGGTCGGTGACTTCTTCACTGGCGGAACGGCTACTACAGAGCCAAATACTGTAGAGCAACCTTCAACTGTTGAGCAGGTTCCTGACTATCTATTAGAGATAGGCAAGCGAACACCTGTCAATGTCACAGGCAAAGGCGAATATCAAGGAGAGCACAAGATGCGATTCTATGGTGTTACACCGTTACCTGGCGGCACTGACAAGGACGGCAAGAAGACAAACGGATTGACTATCTGTTTGAACTTTGAGTTGACTGAACTTCGTACAGATACGCATTGCTATCTGTTTTGTGAAGAAAAGCCTGTCTATGGCTTAAAGAGTGTGGCGAATTTGCAACTTGAGTTTGCTAAATTTCGTGCACTTGAGTTGATTAAGTTAGGCGTTGCCTCTCTTCCTCAACACAGTCAACTGTTTGCTACGCTTGCTCAGCACGGCTGGACTATTGCGAACATATCTAACAAGGATAAGTTCAAAGGTAGTAAGATTGTTTCCAAGTTATTCTACATCCTTGACGGAAGTGGCTTAATGGAATGGTTCCAGGGCGAAGCAAAGTTCGACATTAATGCTCTCAAGGGCAAAGTTGTCGATGCTAAGATTAGTTCTGGCGGTCAGTTGATGTCTATCACAGGTCAAGAGAAAGGCGAGAAAGTTTCTGTACAAGAAGCTACGCCACTTGAAGACGCAGGTGTTGCTGATTACAGTCTTAACTTCGGCTAAGATTGTGACTAAGAGTGTGCCTTCGGGCATGCTCTTTTTTATGTTTTAGTGAGTACACTATCATCGCGCGTGCATATACGGTACATATACAAAAGTTGTGCGTGTGTATGTGTGTGTAGAATACCTCTATTTGCACCATATTCACCACATACACCGTATCTACGAGTGTCGTAGTGTTGCGTTATGGGCCGTTAAGTAGTTGATAGACAGTGCATTGTGGGTTATGGGAACTCTCTCTTTCCCTACAATATCAGTTAACACCGTGTCTTCGCTGTTCTATTTAAGCGTTTGATAGGATAAGTAGTTAATTTACCACTTACCCACCAAAGGTACGGAATATATTTTTAATTGTCAAGTCAAGCGTTTTGCGTATTCTATTTGTAACTTATTTATATTTAAGCGTTTGACACATATTGTCAATTTGAATTGTTAATAAGTATTTTAAAGTTTCCATGTAAGTTAAGAGCAGTAATCAGGTTAACCACCTTACATGGGCACTTTTTTTATTATGGCCACTAACTAAAACCATCTTGGCCAGGATGAGCGAGTCAATGCACCGTGCAACCCAAAGCAGCTAGGTAAGCAGAAACCTAGAATAAAAATTCTGTATGGTGACTAATAGGAATAGACTATTAAGGCACAATCTCTTGCCATAGGTAAGTAACAGTTATTTCTAATGGGATATACAGTTTCATGAGATACACCTAAGCATGTGTTTAAACTGCTTTTTTTTATTATTAACTAAACTAAATTGAAAGCTATGGCTGGATTAGTATTACCGCGTAAACAACGCGAAGAGCTTCGCAGAGAGCAAGCTATTGAACGTAATAATGCGTATCAAGAAAAGATTAGTACTGTTAAAGGTATTATGGAATACATGAACATCAATAAAAATATTGGCAAACGTCAGTTAGGTGTTCTTGAAGCTAAACTATTGTATTTACGCAGTAAGGAAAGATAACTCTTTCTTTACCTGCCCTTTTATTAATTTAATAAAGTCCTGCTAATACATACACAGGCATATAGAAATCATGGCTCAAGTAAAAATTACTAAAGCAATGGTTATTGAGCAAATACTCAAAAACTTTCAAAAAGGCGGTGTACACGTCAAGAAAAATGGTAAAAGTTTTATACCTCAAACAATAGAAGACTTGCAACCACGAATTATTAAACGTACTATTAACAAGAAAAACAACAAGCATTACGATAAAGCGTATTCACAGTTGTACTACAAACTTGTTAAAGGACCAAAAGATAAAGCAAAGACAGCTAAAATTAAGAACAAGTTAAAAGCAAGCAGTCGTACTAATATAGTTGCTATGCCTGAAGTTGGACCTACATATCCATCTATTCGTGATGGTAGAGTTCAACGTGCTACAGCTAAGAAATTAGTTGTAAACCTTTCATCTTCAATGACTTGTACTATACAAGACAATGGTTTAATAACTGTAGACTTCAAGTAATGGGTGGAATGAAGAATAAAGCAATAGAAGAGCAAGAGCGTATTGCTCTTGACTCTTTGTATGATGCAAAGTATTGGGAAATAAGAGATGAAGAATATGAATTATATCTCAATAGCGAACAATACTTTGACGATATAGAAGCGCAGGCAGATGAAGACGCTTTTATACGAAAGCATGTTATTGGTAATAAACCAATCGACATAGACAGTAGTGATGTCACTATCACGCAGCAAGACATATGCGACGACATATCTAGCAGAATGCCTTACAGCGCTGACGACGTCAAATAATTATATTAACAACCAATTAAATTTTAGAAATTATGTGCGGAATAGTCGCCTATATCGGTAAAGGTACACCGATTAATAAATTAATGTACCTAATGAACGACAACGATAGTCGTGGTGGTCACTCATCGGGTGCCTACATAAACGGTAATGTGTACAAATGTTTAGACGAATCGTCTAATTTATTATCTATTATTAACGAAACAGATATAAATTGTTTTGTTGGTCATACACGTTACGCAACTCACGGTGATAAAACTGCTGAGAACACACACCCATATACATATGGTAAATACATAGGTGTACACAATGGTGTGTTAAGTAACCATGACGAGACTATGACTTCTCATAATCTTGACAAGGTAGATGTAGACAGTAAAGCAATATATGCTTTATTAGAAGAAACAAATGATGTACATACTCTTGGTGCACATGCTGGTACAATCAACGCTGTTTATGTTGATATAACTACAGGTGAGCTTAATGTATATAGACGTAACAATCCTCTGTTTAGATTTAGAACTGATGACGGTATATTCTTTAGTTCTTTAAAAGAAGGTCTTGAAATTATAGCTGAACAATTTGGATATGAAAAAGATAAAGTAAAGGAAGTAACTAAAGATAAACTTTTTACATATAATCCTGATGGTTCATTAAAATGTTCTATGGAGATTCAAGTTACAGCTATAGAAACAACGCCAAGCAAGCAATGGTATGAGTATGGTAATTATTATAGTCCTGGAATTAAAACTAGAGATTATACTAATTATAGTAATAGCTGGTCTAGAGCAGATGAAGATGCTTGGAATAGGTCTTGGAATATAGAGCCTGTGCAAGATACTCAAGGTGGTGTACATTCTTCTGAAGAAGAGTATATTGATTGGTATTCTGATGATTGGTATACTGTAATGCAAGAAGGTTTAGACCTTGTTACAGATATGTTTAAAGACATTAAAGCTTGTAATACTCTTGATTCTGTTGATGAAGCAAAGATAGAGCAGTTTATTAAATTATGTGAACAGGAGGTGTATCAATCATGATGGAAAAATTATTAATGCTCGTTGCAGATTCAGAATTTGCAGAAGAGCTATACCAAGCTATTGATAAGCTTGAAGAACGTAATGGTAAAAGCCCTGATACAAAAGAGCTTAGAAGTTTAATAGATAAAACCTTTGAGTTATGCCAGGAAATCCGTTAGAAGAATTTGTTCCAAATATTCCTGTTACAGCACGATTTAATATTCAGTCTAGCAATATTGCATCTGAAGATTGTTATATAAAAATACCAACTGATTGGTTTAAAGAATTGTTAGATGATGGTGTGCTTTATAATGACATACTTTATACTGTACAAACTCATTTATCAAGTGTAACATATTGTGGTACAGGTAGATGTAGAAGAACTATATGGTATTATGCAAAATGTATGCATGATGGTAATATAAGCAGAGATAACAATCCTTTTAGTAGTGATGATTTTAACTTATCTATGCCATATGTTGATTTGTTTTTGAGTATATATAACCATGTATATGATGACAAAGGTTGGTGTTTTATTGATGATGGTTATGCTATTGAACCTCGCGACAATGGTGCTGTATTAATTGGAGAAGAAGGAGATAGCGAAAGCTATTGGCAGTATGAAGATGAAGTTAGGTGGGGTCAATGTTTTCACGGTGAAGGTTATGTAGATTTGCAAGCTGGTGATTATTGTTATTCAGAGCGTGATGATATATATTTTGATTGTGATGATACAGCTAGTAATAATTATTATCATTGGCGTGAGTGTTGTGAAGACTATGTACATGAAGATACTGGTGAGTGTTGTGACCGTTACAGAGATAATGAATCTAGTTTTGATAACTGTTATCATCAAATGGGTAAAACATCTTATCTTAATACAAGTTCAATGCATTATACGTTTGGTGTTGAGATTGAAACATGTACAAGAAGGTCTGTAGATTATACTGACCTTAACCTTAAAAGCGTTGAAGACGGTTCTATAGAAGGTTATGAGTATGTTACTGGTGTGCTTGAAGGTGATAAGGGTGTTGCAATGCTTAAAAGCATATGTAGAGAGCTTAGAACTTCTGAAACATTAGTAGACAGAAAGTGTGGTGTACATATACACATTGGTAATACTATATTCAATCGTAGATTTTCTATAATGCTATTAAAGCTTTGTAAGATGATTGAGAAAGATATATATAGTATGTTACCACCATCTCGTGCTGATAACAGTTATTGCAAGTTATTGCCAGATACTGTAAACAGAATGAATCTTCATAATTATAAATCTACGCTTGGTCCTTTTGTACAAGGTGTTGATATAAGCAGACAATATAATAAGAAGACTGGTCACCCTGGTGGTCATTACAATAGTCAGCGATACTATTGGGTTAACTTAACTAATTGCAGTGCGCGTACAGGCCCTGAAACAGTTGAGTTTAGACCTCATAGTGCTACTATTGATTTCAAAAAGATATACAATTGGTTGTTGATTTGTATGTCTATTGTTAAGTTTGCTGAGAACAATCAAAGAAGAATTATAACTGCAGGTTTTAGCCGTAAAGGTAATGTAACTTTGCATGAAGTTCTTAAAGATAGTTTGAATGACAGACTTTATAATAGTGTGTGGACTTATGTTAAGAACAGAGCCGAAGGTTTTGGTCATAATTTAAGCGTCACAGAATAACAATGTATAGTAGGTAAGAAGAAGTAGTGTACCTTCTTTTAAGACCGTGACACTAGCGCGAGCCTGGCGAACCACATGTGCGCCTACTTTATATTTAAACTTTAAATAAATGGAAATAAAAACGATATACATTATATATCATATAGAAAGTAGTGGTTATAAATATATAGAAGCTATTACTGACGATTTACAAAAGTGGCATAAAAATCATAATAAAGACAGAGAGCTTGAAGATTACGAAGACTTAGATGATTTTGTAATTGAAACAACAACACTTCAAAAATTTAAAAAATGACAAAAGAAGAATTATTAACTAGCGGGGAGTTAGACTTTACCGTTAGTAAACGTAAAATGTTATACGAAGGTACATACGACGGAACATATAATACACCGTTTTTCTGTACAGTAAATGATAAAACAGCAGAAGCATTAGGTCCTGTTCGTAGTAGATATACAGTGCTACAAAATGCAGACTTGTTAGATAATATATTGGATAAACTACAACCTAACTCTTATGATTTATCACAATCTAAATGTGGTATGTTTGGTGGTGGTAAAAAGATATATTTCTTTATTAAACTAAATTCTAATATAGCCATAGGTCAAGATGGGTTTGATGTATACTTATATGCATTATCATCTCATGATGGCAGTCAGCGTTTAGTATATGGTGTATCTACTAAAACACATAGTTGTCAAAATATGTTTGCTACTCTTATGGCTGACAAGGATAATAATTATGTTGTTAAACATACAGCTAAAATAGAAAAAAACAACAAGATGTTTATCAATGACCTCATAGACCGTAATCTAATGGGTATCAAACACTTGTTCACTATCATGCAGCAACATACACCTACACCTACGTTTCATAACAACTTTCTTGATATTGTAGCTAAAACTGCAGGTAAGAAAAAGATTGTACAATCTGTTAAAGATAAACGTAACGAACTTAGCAAAAGTATTGCATTAGAGCGTGAAAATAAAGGTGACACTTATTACGGTTTATTTAATGGTCTTACTCATTATCTTACGCATAAACATCACGAATATACTAACTGGTCTCCTGAATACGAGCTTTTAGTAGGTAATAGTAATTCATATACAAAAGAAGCGCTTAAACGTATTATTAACGAGATGCGAGCTCAAGGTATAAGTTTAAACTAATGAATGAACTTATTATACAATTCCTTAAAATAGCATTTGCAAAGGCTCCTGAGCTCACCATTCAGGATGTCCTTATTTTGCATTTTCATAAAAACTTTCGAGTAGAAATGTACCATAAAGGTCTTACAGATAAATACGGCTTACATGAAGGTAATATATATAAATCATACAAAACTTTGCGTGATAATAATTATATAACACATGATGGTAAAACTATTGTTGTAAGACCTAAAGGTAAATCTTTATTTAATGGTAAGCTATCTAAAAAGGTAGCTTATCATGTATTAAAAGATGTACGAGAAAAGTGGTTTGAGAAATTGTGGAAATTGTATCCTATAAAAATAGGTAAAAAGAAAAGTAAACAATTATTTCTTGACATAAACTTGACTGAAGACATGTTTATTTATATCTTAGATAGCTTGCAAAAACAAATAAAGTATAAAAACCACATGGATTCTATACAGAAATTTCATCCTGAATTCAAGCATTTAGAGCGCTGGATAAAAAATGAAGAATGGGATAATGAAGTTCCTGATGTAGATGAAAAGAAAGTAATTAAATTAGGGAGAAAATGAACAGAAAAGACCTTGAAGAAATAGTTATATCTAAACTATTAAATAAAAAAGAACATTATTACGATAATTTTAATTTGTTATCTGAAGATTTATTTACAAATCTAGAGTATAAATTAATATTTCAAATTATAGACGATACATACCAACAAGGTAAATCTATTGATATTATAAAATGTGCAAATGAACTGCGCAAAGAAACAGGTAAAGATTTTACATATGAAGTTGGTGTATTGTTTATAAAAGAAACATTTACTTATGACTTTTTAAATTGTGTTCACAGTTTAATAGAGCATAATAAAACAAACAAATTAGAAAGTGTTGTTAATGAGCTTAATCATGTATTGCAAACTAAAGATTGTAGTGTAGAAGAAGCTATAGAAAAAGCTATTAGTAGTTTATCTACAGTAAACGACAATACGATGGAGGATGTGCCTGATATAAAATCACAGCTTAAAGATTTTGTACACAAGGTTGAGGAAAATAATATGAACCCTGGACTCACTGGAATTACAAGTGGGTTCTCTGAAATTGATATACATACTAATGGTTGGAAAGAACAAGACCTGGTTATTGTAGGTGGTGCATCATCTATGGGTAAAACAAGTCTTGCTTTGTCTTTAGCATATAATGCTGCACAAGAAAACATACCATCAGTAATATTCTCTTATGAAATGTCTGTTAATCAATTACTTACAAGATTAGTTAGCTCTGATTCATATATAGAAAACAAATCATTATCTTCTGGTGAGCTCGGAGAAGGTGATTGGTCTACAATGCATAAAACTGTAGGTAAGATAGAAAGAATGCCATTGTATATAGATGAATGTTCTAACACTAGCTTACGTTATTTACTTAATAGAATTAGAAGATATGTGTTAAGTAAAAAAGTAAAGCTTGTTATGATTGATTACTTACAACTTATAAACAACTTTACTAAAGGTAGAAGTCGTGAGCAAGAAGTATCACAAATAGCAAGGGCCTTAAAAAATATAGCAAAGGAACTTAATATATGTGTAATTGCTTTATCACAATTAAGTAGAGGTGTGGAGAAACGACAAGGTTGTAGACCTACACTTGGAGATTTGCGTGAGTCTGGTGAGATAGAACAAGCAGCAGATACTGTAATTCTTGTATATAGACCTGAGTATTATGGTTTTGAAGTAGATGAACATGGTAACAATGTAAAAGGTCTTGCTGAAATTATATTTGCTAAAGGTAGAAATGTAGGAATTGGTAATATATTCTTGTTTTTCAACAATAAATTTACTAAATTTGAAGAGCAAAAAAGCGAATATAATTACTTTAAGTCGTGATAAACTTTAAGAAAATAACCAAAAAGGTTTCTGATGAAACCAAAATTCCTCTCTATAAAATCAACAAAGTAGTATCTCTTACGTTTGATGAGATTAATAACCTTATTAAAAAGAAAGAGAATATATTGCTGCGTGGTTTTATGAAGTTTGTAACTTCTAAAAGAGAGCATTATAAAAAACCTGAAAAATTAAAAGTAGAACAGATAATTAAATTACCAACAAAAAATGAAACCAAACGTAATCGTAGTGGGAAAGAGCGGCTCGGGTAAGTCGTCGTCCCTTCGCAATCTCAATCCAGAGAGAACAGCTGTATTAAATACAGAAAGAAAACAACTTCCATTTAAAGGTGCTAACAAGTTTATGAATGTTGCTATTCCTAATCTTGCTGCATATAAAACTGCATTCAAACAAGCTGTTGAGTCTGATAAAATAGACACAATAGTTGTTGAGTCTTTTACATCTTTAATAGAAATGATATACAGAGAAGCTGATGTAAGATTTAAAGGCTTTGATGTATGGTCTTTCTACAATAAAGAAATAGATAGCATACTAAACGCGTCTAAAAACACTAATAAGAATGTAATATTCTTAGCTATTGATGGTGCTTATGAAGGCGAAGATGGTGTACAAGAAAGATTTGTAGCTGTTGATGGTAACCGTTGGAAGAAACGCGTTGAGAAAGAATTTGTATTGTGTTTATATACAGACAACCATGTAAACGATGGTAAAGTAGACTATAGATTTAGAACACAATCATTAGGTAAAGACTCTGCTAAAAGTCCAATGGATATGTTTGAGACTTTACATATTAGTAATGACCTGGCACAGGTAATAGAAAAGTGCGACGAGTATTATTCATAAACATAAAAAAGAAAAGAAATGTTTACAAATTTAGAAAGCGTAGACGCAACGTCTACTGGAGCAAAGTATATCAAAGCAGGTATACACACAGTTAAAGTAACTAAAGTTGAATCATCTAAAGCAACTAATCCTAATGCAAGAACACCATACATAGACTTCCATATGGAGGCAGGAGATGGTAGCATAGGTAAAGCTCGTATATTTGGAGATAGAGAAGGTCAATCACCTGAAGCTGCTGAGTACAAAGCAAAGATGCTTAAAAGATTATTAATGGCTTGTGGTGTTACAGATTTTAAAGATTATATAAAAGCTTGTAAAGAAACTGTAGGAGCTACTGTAACGGTAGCTTTTGCAGAGCGTGAGTATTGGACTAACGACGATAATGATATGCCAGTAATACGCAAAGCTATTGATTACAAATGGCCTGTAAAAGATGGAGAACAGTTTGACCCATCTTGGAATAAGTCTATGAGTCAGGAAGACCTTCGTGCATATAATGATGCATTGGAGGCGGCTGGCACTGCAACAACTTCTGTAGTAGATGATATGCCATTTTAATATATAAATTGTACGGCAAGCCAAGGGTATACTATGTTGGTTCATAGGCTCTCGCTTGTCGTACATTTTAATTATGAAACATATAGCAAAAATAATTAACGGTAAAATAGTATACACTTACCCTAGTAAAGTTGAGCGACAAATAAAAAAGCTTAACAACACTAGTGTAATTGTAGAAATAAAAAAGAATACTGTAAAAAGAAGTGGTGCTCTAAACCAATACTATTGGAAAGTTGTAGTAGGTATTTTAACTGATGAGTTAGGATATACTAAAGAGGAGATGCACGAAGTCCTGAAGTCTAAGTTTCTATATAAAAAAGAACTAATAGGAGATGAATGGATTAGAGTAGCTATAAGTACAACTAAACTAACAAACAAAGAGTTTATAGATTATATAGACAAAATAAAAATGTTTGCAAGTCAAGAGCTTTCTATTTACATACCTGACCCTAACGAAATATGAAAAGAATATTTATACCAGGAAATGTACCGTCCAGTAAAAACAGTAAACAATGGACGGGTAAAATGTTGATACATAGTAAAGCTACTAGAAATTATATTAGGGATACTAAACAGCATTACATAAACAATACACAAAACTTTTATGAACAGGTTGTAGAACAGGGATTAAATAATGAATCTTTGTTACCTACATTCCCAATACATATTGACTTTTATTTTATAAGAAGCAGTCGTCGTAAATTTGATTTTATAAACCCAGCACAAACAGTACAAGACCTTATGGTTAAGTATGGTTGGATAGAAGATGATAACTGCGATATTATTATGCCACATTTTAGTGGTTACCATGTAGATAAAAAGAATCCAGGAGTATTAATTAAAGTTTTAAATATGAGTAAAGACTTACCAATTATGTGGGGTTTCGAAGAGCCTAATCATATGAGAAGCGAAGAACACAGAAAGTTTCTTATTGAACAGTATAATCGTAATAGACCTACAGAAGAACATGTGCATACTATGGCACAGTTAAACAGAGCATTATTAACTAACGAAATAAACGCATTAAGCAATGGCAAAACAGACACACGCAACAAGACTACTTGAGTATTTAAAAACATACGGTAGTATAACATCATTAGAAGCTATTAGAGATTTAGGTAACACTAGATTATCTGCTACTATATATGTTCTTAAAGATGAAGGACATAATATACAAACAGAAAACACTCAGGTAGCAACACGATGGACAAACAAAGATGGTAGTAGAAAAACTACTACAGTAGCTAAATATAGTTTAATACAATAGTTATGGGAGTAAATAGCAGACAAAATAAAATTAAAAAACATAACGAAGAAGTATTTAAAATATATGATGTTTGGGTAGACGCTTTAGATATAAAAGGATTAAGAGAAGAATGTAAATGTTTATTTAAAGAACTACCGAAAGATAATAGAAACTATATAGTAAAAGAAATACTTACTATAGCAGAATTACAACAGCTACAATTAGAAACAGGAGTAGAAATTATTAATGTTAAAGAAGACGGAACGCATGAGCATTTTAAAAAATGAAGGTATAATTACAGATGATAATTATTATCAAGATAGAGAATACATATCATCTAGCATGGTGAAGCAGGCTTTACAAGGAAGCAAGAAGCGGTTTGATTACGCAATGGAGCAAACAATAGAAAGCGAGGCATTACTTGTAGGGTCTGCATTCCATGCTATGATGTTAGAACCTGATGAATATAAAAAACTATACGCTTTTGAACCAGCAATGGATAAAAGAACCAAAGCAGGTAAAGAATATATAGCAACTTGGAAGGAGGAGAACAAAGACATACCGTATCACCTCCCTGGTAAGCATGAAGAAATGCTTATTAATATGCAAGAAAGTTTAAGTAATCATCCTGGATACAAAAAATTAATTGGTGATGGAGAACGCGAAACAATTAAATTATTTGAACTACAAGGAACTAAATGTAAAGCTAAAGTAGATTATTACGATACTAAAGATAATTACATAGTAGACATTAAAACATGTAACTCTGTAAATGTAGATGATATAATTGAATCTATTAAAAAGTATATGTATGGAATACAAGCAGCGTTTTATTTAGATGGACTAAAAGCGCATAAGTTTTATTTTGTGTTTATAGAAAAGAAAGCTCCTTACGATGTAGTAATAGTAGATTTTGTATCAGGTTTAGAAGAAGGTCGAAAAGCTTACGCAGCAGGTATAAAAAACATACTTAGTTTTAAAGAGATGGGTGACAAGACGTGTTACAATATGTTTAACAAAATACTACAACTATAATGCATACGGTATTTGTATATGGAACATTACGAAGTGGTTATAGTAATCACTTCATAATGTCTCCTACTGTAAAGATAGGAGATGGTGTAACTAAAAATAAATATGCTTTATATTCAACTGGTATACCGTTTTTAGTAGAAGACGAACAAGTATCTAGAGTAAAGGGAGAAGTATATTTTGTAGATGAAACTACGTTTGAAATACTTGATTCTCTTGAAGGTCACCCAAGATGGTATACAAGAAAACTTATACCTGTAATGGTAGATGGAAAAGAATATACAGCATGGACTTATTTTAATAAACCTGCTGGTAAATTAATTAAATCAGGAGATTATGCAGAGAAATCAAAATAAAGAAAAAGCTTATGTAGTTAGGACAGAAACTTTTGAAGAAAGAATGAGAAGAAAATCTGAAGAGGCTGTTAACAATAGACATTACAAACATAAATGTTTTGAGTTAGTAGAAGGCCTTATGGGGTTAGATAGGTATCAATTACTTAATTCAAGAAAACGACATATAGTTTTATCTAGACATTTATTACATTACGCATTAAGAAAAAAAACAACTATGACATTAGAAGCAATTGGTAAGCTTACTGAGCGTGACCACGCAACTGTTGTACATGGTGTGCAATATATAGAAGATTATTCTAAAACAGATTCGTATATTAATGTTCTTAAAAAATGTATAGATGAAGAAGTTATACCTGAACTATTTAAAACCAGAGATATGTTTACATTAGCAAACAGCGTAAACAGGTCAACAGGTACAAGAGTAGAGGGTATATATAACGTAATATTTAAAAATATAAATTTATTTCAATATGAGAATGCCAATATTCTTCAACCTGATAAAGTATCGGGTAAGGTTATACGGAAAGAAAAAAGGTCAGACCGTCTTGCGAGACAATTACTCGGAGAGGACTAGTAAACAAATTTGTATTGGTGACACAGTAGAAATTGTAAACAATAAAAAGTATAACAATAATTTACATAAAAGATTACACATGGAAAACAAAGGAAGATTAGGATGCGAGATAGAAATAATAGATGTTGCACCTATATCACAACATGGTTATTCTATGGTAGACTTTGAAAAAAGTGAGCAAGCTACTTGAACGCTGCGTTTATGTTCTGATTAAGGGGGTTAAATGATTTGGTCGTCTGCGGCCCCCTTAATTTTGTATTAAAAAAAAGATTATGAAAATATTTTTAGCAGTATTAACAATTATAGCATTATATGCATCTTATGAAATTATGGTGTATAATAAGATTAAAAAAGAAAATGAAAAGAATAATAAAAAACGCTCTACAAAGAGCTATAAAAAAAGGAAAAAAACTACAGGTAGTACAAAGGTATCTAAAAATAATACACAAAGTAAACGTAAGCCTGGACGTCCTAAAAAACAGATTAAGAAATGAGTGAAGAAAACATAACAGTCAAGATATTAAATCTATATGCAATGTGGTATCATAAAGAAATGCTTGACGAAACAAGAGAAAACCCACCAATATTAAATGAGTTCCTTGAAGTTCAAATTAAAGATGGTAATATAGCTGATTTATTTAATAGCATACCAGAGTTAAAAGGTATAGCTAAAGCATTAGAATTGTAATGGTAAATCACAAAAAAGTATATATAACATTTTTTAATTTAGACACATGTGACCACATTCTGTGTACCAGTTGCGGACAAGTTGCTCAAGACATTCATCATATAAATGCGCGGGGTATGGGCGGGAGTGAAAAGGATTATATAGAAAATCTTGTAGCGCTATGTAGGATATGTCACGATAAGGCAGAAAGTAGTCGCTCATTTAATAATTATGTTAGGGTTAAACACCTTAAAAAAATAATTTACATGCTGGAAGAAGAGTAATCTTCTTTCGGTATTGTAAAAACTGCTCTAAAGTATACTCGGTAGTTTGACTACTTTATAGGTACATTATAGTAATACTCACATTGCATACCATCCTTCTTATGCCACACAAAAGCGTGCGCTCTCTTCATGCACGATATATATCCACTATCATCATGCCATTGGTCTGTAGGACTCATACTTCCCAAATGTCTTACAGCTATTCCATTCAACTCTTCTACCTGACCCATTATATTCGTTTTAAGGCTATGTAGATGCCCTCTATGCACTTCAATATGTTTTACCTTACTCCACACATCACGGAATCGTTGCGATATTACAGACGCTAAATTTTTGTAGTTCTTTACACGATGTCCGTGGTCAAAAATTAACAAACACTCGCCATATACATATCCTTTCATCAATGACCTATTATTATCTACTGTAATATGTGGTGTTTGTTCATATATAGCCTCAAGTGCATCTCCCATATGTAACATAGATTCTTCATCATGATTACCTGGTACTACAATTACTTGTACAGGAGCTTTTTGAGATAATGCATTTATACATTCTACTAAAAGCTTTCTACCATATCGGTAAGCCTCATATGCTGATACAGAATTGTTTTGTGGCGTTCCTTTTGTTGTTGATGCAAAAGGTTTGTCTTTATCTATATTTAAAAAATCGTTACCTACTACAAATACTATTTTTTCGATTTCGAATCCTCTGGCTCTGTAAAAAAGGGAATCAATAGCATCGTGAAGCCTAGTCCTAGCCACGTCAAGAGAATAATTATCACCACTAATGCCCAACTTACCAAGATGCAAGTCGTATGCCCCAATTTCAAGCAAATACTTGTCATTATCTTTTGTATTAATTTTATAAGTCGGTTTAAATGCATAGGATGAAAAACATTCAAATAAATCTTGTTTTAAATCTTCGGTAAGTTTTGATACATTTTTCCATATATCAATTTTTTTAAATTTTGCTTTTGTTCTGTACATTGTTACAGTAACAGGCTTTCTTTTTTTATTAAAACCAGTAACTTCATATGTACCGACATCAAACCAGTCTACCTCCCATGTTTGTAAGTCTACTTTACAGTTTTTTATTAAATCGTCTAATGATTTAACTCTACTGCTATCTTTTACTGAAACTATTAATGAATCTTTTTTTTCGTTTTTGATTATCTGCTCGTTGGGTAATTTTTTATTTTTTTCCACGATTTCTTGCTCTATTTTTAGATTGCCTTTCTTTCACCATCTTTCCCTTTTTAGTATGAGACATGTCTTTTTTGTCTTTATTACCATATGTGCCAGATTTACGATTTTTAGCATTTAATTCTGACCTGTATTTTCTACGTTCAGAAGTAGAATGATATTTTTTATCATATTCTTGCTTTTTTTTGCGTGCTTTAGGGTTTTTTGCGTAAAACTTAGCACTTTTACTTTTACCTTTACTTTTTCCAGCTAATGTGTTTCTTGCCATAACTATAATTCTTTTGGTTCAAATAAAAATGCAAAATAAAAAAGAGGTAAATAAAAATGATGTTCCCAATATGGGTGCGTTTCAGTAGGCTCAAAGGTTCTAAAACCAAAAAGTATACCTGTATATAAACCTATTTCTAATTTACGCATTACATTATATTTTTTTCGCTTACACCTATATCTATAAGCCATTGTTTAATTTTAATACCTGGAGATTCGTCAAAATATAACGAAGCAGAACCTATTTTAAGATGCTGATTATATAATAAATGATACATTACTATATTTTCTAAGCTATCATACTGCTTCCAGGTGGCGGTGTCAGCAACTTTACCATCTAGTTTACCGCCTATATAAGCTATATGCTTGTAGGACTCACATGTAGTTGGGTGTTCTGACTCTACCGCTCTGTACCTTGAAAGCTGTCCATTAAAGTGTATTATATCGCAAGATACAGATAAATTATATTCTTTTTTTTCGGGTACATGTTTATATTCAGTACCAGTAGAGTGTATTATTAAATACTCAATCACTTTTTTCTTATTTTCTCAATACTGCGTCCTGCAAAATATGCACCATACACAGTAATCAAAAGTGTTTGATATATAGGAATATACGCTGGAGCTATTTCAAACCCACCAGCATTACCATCAAATATAGATATAACAACAAACATTGCTGTTAAAAATATGCATATTAATGGTCTTATATTTTTAGAAAGCCAGTTATCAGACTTCATGTCGGCTTCCCATCGCCTTGTGACTTGTTCTTGAGCCTGGGACTCAGCTTTCATCATTACTTCTTTTATGGCTTTTTTAGCAGCCATAGCTTCTTCTTTAGACGTAGATAAATTATCTATTACATTACCTACTTTTTCTATCACTCCCCCACTTAAAAAGCTTAATAATTTGCTCATATAATAGTTACTATGTCAGCAATTTTATAAGCAGTATCACCATCTTTATCTTTATATGCTTCTAAAACTTGCTTCCTGTTTTTTTCTTTTTTTAACGATATATGTATCCAAGCAAAATCAAATTCATTTATCATTTGGTCAAACTGTAAACCAGATTTTAAAACCCATTGATATATTTCTTGGTTGCACATTTGACCATCTTTCCAAAATTGCAAGTCCAAAGCTTCACCTTTACAATGTTGACTTTTAGTACTTCCACCAATAGCACGATTGAGTTGCGGACTGCGATAACCACTACTAATACGGATAGGACCAAGAGCGTCCCGCATAGGTTGTATAAGCTCTGTAATAAGAACTTGCATATTTGCCAAATGTTTTTTAGAAGGCTCATTGCTAATGCCTAATCTTGTTGCTGTATTGCTTCGAGTAATCTCTGACAATACAAAGTTTTTACTTAATCTCATAATTTATTAAAACGCTTCCATTATTATTTCATCTACCGACTCCTGTACTTCTTTTCTAGTAGCCTCCATCGTCATCATAATATTTGCCTGAAACCTTTTTACCTCTTCATTGTTGTTAAAAACTACTAATGTAGGAACTACAACAATTTTATATTCACTTGCCCATCTAGAGTCTGTTGTTATATCGACTCGTTCTGTATCACAGTCTGTAAGCTTGTTTAACCAAGCTACTTCATTGGTTTTGTTAAAACTAGCATTAAATTCTACTACATGTAAACCATTAGGAAAATCTTGTGAACATGCAATTGTTGATAAAAGAAAAATTATATATAGTAACTTTTTCATAATCTTATCTTAATTTATCAATCTTCTCTTCCATTCTAATCATTTGGGTTTTTATTTCTTTTACATCGTCTTGTGTAGTCATAATAGTCTGTCGAATAAGTTGGTCCTTCATATCGTATTCCATACGAGTAATTTCAGGGTCAGGAGGGAGGGGTAGTTCTTTAGCTTCTGTTATGTCTGATTGCAAGGTAAACCACATACCTACAAGTGTGAAGATTAGTACTGCTATTCCAGCTAAAGTTTTTATACTTAACTGTAAAGTTGTGTCTTCATTTATTTCTTTTGCCATGATTAAAATATTACATAATTAATTCCTACACTAAAGTTATGCCATTGTCTGTTCCAATACTTATTATATCTTCCTTCTACAAATATACCTAAACTTTTGTTAAATCTATAGCCATATATTAAACCAACAGAATAATCAATCCATTGACCACCTTTATAGTTATAATAAGAGTACTCATTATTTGTATCTAAATGATATGGCATTATGTTTCCCCAAGTGTGAAACCAAAAATCTTTTGTAAAATGATAATAGTCTAAACCAAACACAAAAGAATACTCAACAATATTTTTTAAACTATTTCTTTGTTTTTCTACATAATTATTTATAACTTCAGGTATAATAACTTCTTCCCACACTTCTTGACTATTTGCAACAAGAGTTCCATCAGGAGAAAAATACTCTCCATCTAACGTAATAGAGTAACCCTCTTGGATAGCAAGGTAAGTATAATGGAGACTACCATTAGCGAGTACCCACTCGTCCAGAGGGTTGAAGCCGTAGGGTTCGGCAAGTCTTTGCACTAAACCCCCGTTAAACGAAAGCTTGCCGTCCCTTACTTTTAATCTAAATCTTTCAGATGCTTCAAAATATTTTATATCAGCAAACCCATCTTCCAGGTATTCAACTTTTGTTACCCAGCTGTCTGCTACATATCTTACAAAGTGGTGTTGATTAATATAATTAATTCCTAATCGTCTTACAAAATCAGCTTCAAATAAATATTCAAAGCCATCGACTCTACCAATGGTGGCTGCATCACTATATGAATTTTCTGTACCATTATAAAAAGTAAGAGCCCTGTTTTCATATCCAAATCGTTTTATTTTTCTAAGTCCTATAGATATATTATAATCAAATGGAGTTTTTATAACATCTTCTTGTAAAGAACCAGAGGTAACAGACCATATTTGGTTGTCCCCTAATGATGTACCACCATTAACTGCAGCATAAAATGTAGAATATTTAAATATTTTATGTAAAGCTTGTGCGTTACCTATAAAAGGAATTAACAATAAAACTATAAGTAACTTTTTCATTTCTTTAATACTTTTGTAGTGCTTGTGTTACCTTTATATGTAACGTTAAAATTATATACGCCTGTAGGTAACAAGCTTACATCTAATTGATTAAGACCTTTGTGTGTTTGGTTTTCTTTTATTTTAATAATAAGTTTTCCTGATACATCATATACTTTTATTCCTACACGTCCGTTTGTTAATATATTTAACACATCACCCATAGGGTTAGGGTACATAACTATATTATGACCTCTAAGTAAATCTCTTGTATCAAGTGGACTATCTCCATTACAATGCCAATATAATTGTTGACACTTTTCATCCCAAGAATTGTTACAACAATAAGGGTCTACTATAATAACCCAAGCATAACAAGTATCATTTAACCAATATGGATTACCAGGACCATCAACACAACCTGCATCATATAAACATTCAGCGTCTGTATTAGCAAAAGGCTCATAATTATATGCATCAGCATCCATGCAACCTTCTACAATTAATTCACACTCGTCTTCCGTATTTGCAAGAGAGTCATAATTAAATGCTGTGCTGTCCATACAACCATATATAAATGGTATACAGCTAAAATCTTCTGTATTAGCTTCTTCATTGTAATTATAAGCTTCTGGGTCAGTACAACCAAGAACTGTTGTAAAACAAGCTCCTTCTAACTCTATATTAGCTATAGGGTCATAGTTGTCAGCCATAGGGTCCATGCAACCAAAGTACAAACAAGAACTATCTGAAACATTTGCTGCGTCATTAAAGTTCCATGCTATTGAGTCCATACATCCATATACAAAAGACTCACACTCTCCATCATCTACGTTAGCTAAAGAGTCATAATTAAAAGCAAGAGAGTTTGTACAGCCATATACTACAGGTATACAACTATTGTCGCTTGTGTTAGCCTCTGGGTTGTAATTAAATGCATCTTCTTGCAAACAACCATATACTGTTTCTATACAATAATCTCCACAATAAGGTAATGCGCTATATATATGCCAAAATGGTGGTTCAAAAGGCTGTAAAGCTCCTGCACCATTCATGGCAAAAGGGTTCGCACCTCCTGATATTAATAAATCTAAATGCTCATTATATAAAAAGAAAGAGTTGTGCATTGTTTGAAACTCTAATTCTTCTTGTGGTACTTGTGGTGGCCCTAATTCAAAATACCTAATATGCACAGGCATGTCTGTTCTTAAATATAACCACTTAATTTCTTCGTATATACCAGGACCTAATGTATAAACTCCGTGTATACTATCTCCTTGTGTAACGGCTAAATGTGAGTCTCCCCATCCATCTCCGCCAGCGTCATTTAATACTAACTTATACTCACATACAGGTATTATATCATTTAATGTGGCTTCAGGGTCGTAATTATATGCATTCCAATCTAAACAACCTACAATGTGTTCTGTTTCACAACTACCATCGTCTACTTGTGCAAATGGATTAAACTCCATGTATGCAGTATTCATACAACCATACACAGTAGGTATTTCACAATCTTCTACATATATAACGCCTGAATATGCTGCAGCTCCAAAATTAGAATCAGGTAACTCCCACAATACATCAGGACTACCACAAGGCTCTAAGTCTCCCATAATAGTAAAGCTACCATCAGAGCCACCCCATTGACTACCACCTAAACCATCACCGTATGTATCACTTAATATAAGCTCTACGCCTGTTTCAGGTACACATACTTGATATGGTATTGTAGAATTAGCCTGACTATATGTATACTCACCTGCCATTACGCTTTCTACTGGTTGACCTGTAGTTATATCTGTAAGTATCCAACCTGTTTCTCCAGGATATTGGTCAAGCGTTATTTCTAAAAGCATTTTAGCTTCACCCTCACCACACTCTACATTAGCACAACTACCATTGTCTGTATCTGCTAAAGGGTTATAATTTATAGCCTCAGGGTCCATACACCCAGGAGTAATATTTGGGTCTATTGGTAAAGGACAGTCACCTTCATCAAAGCCAAATTCAGGACAGTTAAAATCTATAAAATAACCATTCCAGGAATAAGCATTGTTATCACAATAACCATCACCTAACCATTCTTCAGGAGCTTCGTTTCCTGCACAATCTACAAATATTGAATCTTGAGAAAATGCGTTAAGAGTTATAAACGCAATAAGATATAGTAATTTTTTTAGCATTTCCATCTTCTTCTAGCTTGACGTATTCTTGAATTAGGATTATTTCTTGTTTTTGCACTACTTCTTTTTAGTTGACCTAACGAACGAGCACAATATGATTTACGTCTTTTAGCTGCTTTACTACCTTTCTTAACTTTACCTGTTACAGCAGTCTTAAGCTTGCTACCAGGGTTAGCTTTTCTATATGCTCTAACACCTTTTGCTGTCATACCAGCTCCAGATTTTGTAGAACGATAGTTTGCGCCTTTACCCTTGGTGGTTCTTCTTATAGGGTTTTCTTTTTTTCTAGGCATTAGTCGTATTGTTTTTCAAAATTACACTTAGAACATACCATACCACCATGTGCATAGCTTTTACGCTTTTTCTTTTTAGCAGTTTTAGCAGCTCTTCTAAAATTAGCATCAGTTGGTGCGCCTTTAGCACCTTTTTTTCTCATTTTCTCTCCGCTTCCTGCTTTAATTCTCTTGCGTTTCGCATGTATGTTTGCGTATAATCCTCGTTTAGCCATTTTTTGCAAATTTTTCAACGCCTGATATACCAAAACAGCCAAGCACTACCCATACAAATGAATTATATACATAATCATTAATAATTAAATCTTTACCTACCCAACCTGTTACAAGGTCAGCTATCATAATCATGCACATAACTGCAAATGCTATAAAGCCTACTATAGCTTTTTCATTCCAAGCGTTATCGTTTTTAAATATTTCCATTAGTTTTTGTATAAAGCAACTGCATCGGTTGATGCTCCATTACTAGCAATGCTTGTTATATCACCATATAATACTATCCCACCTTTTACTTTTATACCAGTATATGCAGTACCATCTATAGTAAAATCATAAGTTCCGTCTGATAAAAACTGTATAGCAAAAAAACCAGACACTGCTAATGTTGCTTGGTTTTTGTATATAGTTATACCGTTAGCCTGGGTTAACCTTGTGTTTAAATCATTAATTGAAGCCATCTTCGTATATATTAAGTTTGTTAATTTTTGTTTTATTATTTTTTAATTGTCACAATCGCAACAATCTTCATGCTCACCACAACACTCTTCTGGGTCTGGGTCTGTAGAGTCAACAATCCACGACTCCCAAATTAATTCAGCAGTTTTCTTTTTATCACTCATTAACTTTAAATTTTCCATGCATCCATGTTTTTATAGTTGTACCTTTTTTTAGCTTTATTTTATATCTATAACCACCAGGAGTTAATGATGTTTCAGCAGATGTTAAAGATAATGTAATTTTTCCATTTGTATCGTCCACTGAAATTGCTGCTGGTTTACTTTGTGTGTAACCAGATACAACAGTAAAATAATCTGTTTCAGATAAATCATCACCACCTAATTCTGCATTTCTTGCAGTTAAATTTGATGCTGCTATTATAGTATCATCAGAATTTGCTCCATATATATTAAAAAATACATAGTACTCTGCTAAAGAAAAAACAGCGTTAGATGAGTCTGTTATATTTACAGATAAAGACAAAGAATCTTCAGCCTTTATAATTATATCTATTTTTTGCGATATGTCTGTATTTATTGTTGCCATCTTATTTTAATGTTAAAGTTGCTCCGTATATTTTTACTGTTGTAGATGCAGGAGTTATCGTTATAGACAAACTTTCTCCTACAGCACAAACCCAATCTGTTATATCTATATCTGTATCACTACCAGCTGCTTTTTGCGTTAGTAGTGTTGTAGTTCCAAGTTGAGTTCTTGCAATAGCTACAGAACCAGATATTGCTTTAGCGCTACTTGTGTGTAC